AAAAGGATACTTCATGTTCTTCTGAGTGTAGATAATTTTCAGATAATATGTGATGTCCATTACTTCAAATATTTTAATCCAGGGAAAGTCAGAGCTGAGTATCTTAACTTCGGAAACTCACAATTCAAAATATCATTAGCTGAAGCTGTTATCTGAACTTTGTCTTCATTAAAAGCTAAACCTTTCACATCTAAAGTCATAGACCAATCAGATACTAAAGTTGTTGGTATTCTTAAATCAACAGTTGCAGATAAAACAATACCATTATCAATAACAGGCTGAAGCTTTTCATAAACTTCATTATTCACATTACATAGAGCTATCTTTATATCAGAAAAACCTGAATTACTGCTTTCAGGAAGTGAAACTTGAAAGTTACTCTTTTCATAAGTCTGGCCTGAGATAGTAATATCTTCATTTCCGAGTACATATCTCAGAGTATCAAAGTTTTCACCTGAGAAAACTAAAGTTACAACAGGTGAATCATTAAGAGTTGCATAAATTTCAGATAAAGTATTCAGCATGTTTATACTCTCTCAGGAATCGGTTTAAACAATGAATTCTTTGAACGAACCGCAGTCAAATTTATGAAATTATAAAGTCCGTTTTGTGTAGGATCTCCGATATGATATAAGACCGCTGAAAAATCATAGGTCTGATTATAAGTCACTACACATGCCAATTTGTCATTAATAACTCCATAATATGTCAATTCATTTTCCGCAGGATCATTTATAAAGATATCCCTTCTTACAATCGGAGTGCCTGGTGCAACATCAACATCAAAAGACTGTTGTCTTTTAACTGTTTTTGAAACAGAATCTCCATACCTGTCTATAACAGCAAAATCATAATCTGCTTGAATGAATTCTGTGCTGTTATTTCTTGCTGAAATCAAACCAAGACCAAGACCAGAATCAGAATTCCTCATTCTTCCCATAAAATAATATGATGTATATGTATTCGTATCAACCCCAACATAATCAGTCTGTATCTCTAATATTTTTTTATCTGTTGTATTTAACTGAAAAGCCTCAGTGTAGAAGTTCAGTCCTGTTCTATCTGAATCTGAATTAATTATAATATTTGAATCTTCTGTTCCCGTTGGATTTTCCGATGAAACTATAAAGCATTTTTTCTTTCCTTTCACATATGGAACACCACCTGACAGACCAAATTCAAAGTTATAGTCAGTATTAGTATTCCATGTATCAGAAGAATCATCTGATACAAAATAATCATTGTTCTGAATGTCTAATGTTGCAGAAATCTTAAACAGGTAACGGCCATCATAGAACTCAAGCTTTTCAGTGTACTTTCCTGACTGAAATCTTACAACTCTCTGAGTTACTTCTGTTCCCTGTTCCGTATGAGACAACATTCTCAGTAAGAACCAGTCCTGACCTTCATTAAGATTGTAATAAAACTCTCTGAACAGGCCATACTCATCATTCATAAAGTACCAGTTAACTGTTACAGTATCAGGAGCGTTACTTGATGTCTTTCTCTGTCTAATCCAACCATCAGACATAGAACTTCTTTTAACAGCAGGATTTACAGAAGTCTGATAACTTGCTTGCAGTGGTAAAGGTAACTCAACAGGATAACTTATCATTCTAAACTCCTATTCTCTTTAAATTGTAGGTACTCTCAATAGCTGAAGCCATATCTCCACCTCTTCTGATGTTTGATACAAAAATATCTATAATTGTACCTTCTTCTGTTTCAGAGCTTTCAACAACACCTGATTTTTCAGAATTTTCATATAAATTAACAGTTATGGTACTATTTTTGGTTAAAAGTTCAGATGTTTCTTTTCTGCCTGTAACATTAGCAGGTCCTTGAATAAGTTCAGGACCATATTCACCAACAATACCTACTTCACCAGATTTGATAGTACCACCCTTATCATACATCTGAACTGATTTTAACTGAGATATGATGTTAGCAGTCAAAGCAATAGCATTAGCGTAATTAGCTAGTTTCTGATACCAGGAGACTGTAGTTGTATCAGATAAAGCTTGCGACCATGCAAGAATAGCGTTCATTGTTGCAGAAGCAACAGCAAAGCCTTTCTGTATTGCAAATAATGCTTTATATGAAGAACTGCCTTTACTCATAGCACCTGCCATATCTGAAAAACTGTCAGATAAGCTCTGAGTTGCGTCTTTCAGGTCATTCACTCTCTTAACATTTTCTTCTGAAAGTAAATGATCTTTATTTTTCTTCTGACTTCCGGCCTTCTTGTAATATTCATCAATAAGCTTACTCTGAGCCTGCATAAATTCAGAAGCAGTAAGAAGTTCATCTTCATACATCTGTCTGATTATTTCAATTCTCTTCTCAGTTTCAAGCTGCAGAAGTTCAGTTTCTTCACCCATAATAGTAAGAAATTCTTTCTTAGCTTCAAGTTCAAGTTCCTGTTTTCTCTTCTGGAACTGTTCAAAGATTAAATTACGAGCGTTGGCAATTTCAGTTTCAGAAGCAACAGAAGTGTATTTAGCAAGTTCAACATTCTTTTCATTAAACTCAATTTCTAGTCTCTGTCTTTCTGAAAGTGAATTTCTGCTTTCACTTATAAGAGATTTGTAGAAAGCTGACCACTCTCTTGAAAGTGTATCAATTAAACTCTTTCCTGAAGACAGAGCTTTACTTACTCCTGAACTTCCTGAAGAACCAAATCCACTGAAAAGAGTATCAATAATGCTTTCTTTATTACCCTGACTCTTTAACTTTTCTTTCAATTCATTCTCAGACTCTTCAATACTCTTGATAGTATCCATGTAGTCTTGAGTTGCCTGTTCAAGAACAACACCATTCTCAGTAAGAGTCTCTGTAAGAGTATCACCGAGTACAGAACCTTCTTCTTCTACTACTTCTTTTGTCTTTGAAAACATGTCATACATAAGACCAGGTAAGGAAGCCTTTTTAAGAATATTGTTTAAACCTTCTTTAAGATTTCCTGAACCTATATCTGATAATGTCTTCTTTAACTCTTCAAAACTCTTCTTTCCTACCTGCCCTACTCTAATTAGAGGAGTTATCAGATAATCATAGATAGCTGCACCGATTATTTTAAAAGCATTGATAAAAGAAGTTGCAATTACTTTGAATTGAGCTATTTTCTCTCTGGCAAAGTTAACTATTCCTAACCATATCTCAGACCAAGTAGTATCAAATTCTACTGTTTTTCCTGTTATGAAAGTATATAGAGATTTAAAACCTTCCTGAATTTCTCTGATACCATTCTCAAGAGCCTTCTTAACTGACTCTAATCTGAAGACTTCTATCAGGCCATTAACCATATTAGTTGCAGTATTAAGAATAGATTGAAAGAGCCGACCAAAAGCACCATCAGACCTGAAGATTTCTGTCTGTAAAGTACCCCACGCATTTTTAAATCTGTTCAAAGCACTCTCAGTAGTATTTAATTTAGCAGTAAGAACTTCAGCAAATCTTGTTTCACCTAAAGAAGATAAATATTTTTTAACTGAGTCAGCTGATTTATCTACTTCGGAACTTACTCCTTGAAAAGTTAATTTCAGCTTGTTTCCTGTATCATCTACCTGTATTCCTAGTTCCTGCAGTGCTTTATATCTGCCCTGACTAGCTTTTCCTATTGCAGCAGTAATAGTTGCTAAATCTTTGTTCAAGCCAAGAGATACAGCAGAAAGATTTTTCAGGTCATTTGAAGTTGCATTAATACCAAACTTATTCAGATAAAGAAGAGCGTCTGAAAGTTCCTGAGTTGATTTTGTCGTTTCATCTTCAAGAGTGTTTAATTCCCAGAAGACAGCTTCAGCAGTTTTCAAATCACCTGTTACAGCTGATAATTTTGCACGCATATCTTCAAAAGCATTAACAGAATCTGAAGCACCTCTAGTAAGAGCATAAAAACCAGCAAGAGCAGCACCTGTTGCCAAACCTGTTAGAGTTTTTCCTATTGATAGAAGAGCTTCACCTGTTTTCTTAGCAGTTACAGTTACTTTATTCAAAGCAGTTAAGAGAGTTTTTGTTGTTCCACTGGCTCCCTTGATACTTCTTTGAAACTTCTGTGTATTCATAGCTAAATCAACAGTAAGAAAAGCTGATAAATTCTTTCCTGCCATACTTAAAGCTCCTATTTCCTTTGGTTTCTATCTATTATAGATTTTATCCCACTTTCATCATCAATACTGAATTTTCTTTGATATTTTTGTTTACCACTAGGTTTTTCAGTCTGTTTATTTATCTTTTCATTCCTGACAATAAAAAAAGCTTGCCATAACTGCATTTCAGCAACAGAAAAAGACTGAACTTCTTCTATTGATTTATGCAAAGTATAAGCAAGCTCGCAAGTGAAATATAGATTGTTATTGTCTCTTAATTTTTTTTTAAGTCTTCCACATTATCTGACTTGGTTTTATTGAAGATATAATCAGAAACAACCTTATCAATTCGCTGAACAAGGTTTGCTGGAAGTTCATTAAGAGCTTCAGCAGTAAGATAATTTTCTCCGTTATCATCAACAATCATCTTACACAGCATATCTAATGATAACTCTCTCAGTTCCTTGATACTTTCTGAGTCTTTCTTACCTTCATAATCAACAGATTTAGAAGCAAAAGCTACAAGATCACCCCACTTCTGATTTTTGAGAACTTTTACATAAATATCGTTACCTGCAGAATCTTTAATTCCAAGGTTTAAATCTTCTGTCTCTTTATTGTTAATCTGAGAGACATAATTCTTTAAGTCCATGATAACTCCTTAATTCTGATAAAAAAGGTGAGTAGTTAACTCACCTTCATAAAGCAGCAGTCTAATTAAATATTACCGCCGTTACCGCTGTTAACAGTCAAACCTGACCAACGCTTACACTTGCCTGACTGCTTACCTGTTACTCGCCAAGAAAGTAAACTTTCAGCATTAGTTTCAGGATCCACACGACCACCAAGAGCCACAATGAAAGTTACTGCATTACCTGACTTCCAGAAGATAGACATCAGAACATTAGCCTTCTGATCTGCTAAACTTAAAAAGT